TCGTAATCTTATGGAGACTTTCTCTGCTCACTGTAGATTTATCTTGACTTGTAACTATGTTGAGAAGATTATTGACCCGATTCAGAGTAGATGTCAGACCTATAAGATTATTCCACCATCAAAGAAAGATGTCGCTGTTCATGCCAAGTATATATTGGAAGAGGAGAATATCTCTTTTGATTTAGATGACTTGGCTCTTGTGGTAACTGCTGGTTATCCTGACTTGAGAAAAGTTATCAATGACTTACAGAGACAGGCGATTGATGGTCAGTTAAAGATAGACAAAGATGGAATGTTACACAACGAGTTCAAACTACAGTTCTTAGATATGATAAAACAAGGTGTTGATTTGAGAACTATTCGTAAGTTTGTAGCTGATAGTAACTTTACGGATTACACAGAGTTGTATCGTTTCCTATATGATGAGGTAGAGAATATTTCCGTTGAGAAGTTACCAGAGATTATTGTTGACATATCAAATGGTTCATACCAGGATGTGTTGGTCGTAGATAAAGAGATTAACTTCATGGCTACCATATCAAATATACTAAGGAGACTACAATGAGTCTTAAACCAAGAAAACCAATTCCAAAACCAAAAGTAAAAATCGATTTATCAGATGCTGAAACAATGTCATGTCAAGCTTGTGGTAATAAAATCTTTATCCAAGGGTATGTCGTAAAAAAAATATCAGCCATATTATCACCCACTGGTGAAGAGGTTATAGCACCAATTCAAGTATTTAATTGTGGTAGTTGTGGAGAGATGTTACCACTGGCGGATGTTAATGAACTTATTTAAATGGATAGATGAACTATTTACCAAGAAAAGACCTTGGGATAGTTTTTCAGACGAAGATAAAAAGAAGTTTAGTCCGTTTATGGTAAATCGTTATTTAAGTATGAATAATGATTATTTACCAATTGTAAATCACTTTCAAAAACTTACGATAGAAGTGATGCCTCATTCTGCGGTATATAAGTTTTACTGCTCTTTACTTCCTAATAAAAAAACCTTTCTTAGGTATCTTAGTGGTAAAAAGATAAAGATTAACGAAAAAGTTGTCCCATTTATTCAAGAATATTTTAAAGTAAGTAAAACACAAGCAGGTGAATATTGTCAACTTATGAATAAAAATGAGTTACGATTATTGTTGACTAAATTTGGTAAAACTGATAAAGAGATTAAAAAAATGGGTGTTAAATGAACAAACTGTGGATGGCAATAATTGCTTCTTTTATTGGTCACGTAATTGCTTGGTTTCATATGCAAGGACAATTCAAATACGAATGGGCAAAAAGTATTTGGTGGGTAATCTTAGGTGGGATACCTATTAGTTTATGTTTTTATTATGGAACTCGATGGTATTATGAGTTTTTTGGAAATTATTGGTATGTTCGACCAATTGGTTTTGGTATGGCAACCATAGTTTTTGGAGTGTTAACTTGGTTAATATTAAACGAAATACCAGATACAAGAACAGTAATAAGCTTGATTTTATCAGTTGTAATTATTATATTACAATTATCACATTTAATAATAAAATAGAGGTTATATGAATATAAAAGAAAGAGAGTTAGAGTCTAATGTCACTGATGATAATGAACTTAAATCAAAAGACATTGTTACTTTAATGGAAAAGGAATGGCCTGTTATGACAGCAGAGTTTAGAAAATTACAAAGAGAACAATATGAATTGTTTCTACATAAACAACATGATTATGGACCTGGCAATATATCAGTTGGAACTCAACTACAAACACCAGAAGAGGTAAAGTTATCTCTTACAGGTCTTTGGTTTCGTATGAATGATAAGTTACAAAGGGTAAAGACTTTATTGATGACAGGTAGAGACTCCGCCGTCAAAGATGAACCGTTAGAAGATGCTTATTTGGATGTTAGTAATTATGGAATCATGGCTACAATAGTTAGCCGTGGAAAATGGGGTAAATAATGAATACACATTGGGGAACAAAAAAAGAAAAAACAATTCGTAAAGCTGGTAATGAAGCAAATGAAAAACACATATCGGTTCAGGATAATAGAATTTATTTTTATTCAGGTGTAAATCGAAATGCCTGTGTTGAGTTGAATAAAAAAATTGGTGAGTTGGAAGCAAAAAGCTTGACTTTGTCAAATACTCTTGGTATCTTACCACCATCTATTAAAATATTTATAAATTCGGGTGGCGGTAATATTGTTAGTGGGATTGCCTCAATGGATACGATGTTGAGGTGTCAAGTGCCTGTTGAAACATATGTTGACGGTTTTTCTGCCTCTGCTGCTACTTTTTTAACTGTTGTTGGTAGTAAGAGATATATGAGTAGAAATTCCTATATGTTGGTTCATCAGTTATCAAGCACCTTTTGGGGAACATATAGTAACTTTGAGGATGAAAAGAAAAACCTTGACTTGATGATGAAAACAATAAAAGACATTTATAAAAAATATACTAAACTACCCATGAAGAAATTAGATGAAATATTAAAACACGACTTGATGTGGGATGCCAATACTTGTTTAGAATATGGATTGATTGACGAAATTATCTAATGGCACATATATCTCATAGTCAATTTACGACGTATAATGATTGTAACTTAAAATGGAAGTTACGTTATATTGATAAACTTGGAACTTTTGTAGGAAATATCCACACTTTGTTTGGGACGGCGATGCATACTGTAATTCAAGATTATTTATCAGTTATGTATAACAAGTCAATAGTCGAAGCTGACAAACTAGATATGGAGACAAAACTAAAAGACGAAATGATTTCTGAGTTTACAAAAATAAAAAATAGTCAAAATGTTTTACCATGTTCGCAAGAAGATTTGATGGAATTTTATCAAGATGGAGTATCGATATTACAACACTTTAGAAAGTATCGTAACAAATATTTTATGAAACAAAATTGGGAGTTGATTGGTGTAGAGGTTCCAATTCTAAAAAAAATACAAACCGGTGTTGATATGAAAGGCTACCTAGACGTTGTTTTGAGAAATAAAATATCAGGTAGGGTTGTAATTATTGACCTCAAAACTGCCACTCGTGGTTGGACGGATTATCAAAAAAAAGATTTTAATAAAAAGTCACAGTTATTACTTTATAAAAAATATTATTCTGAGTTATTTGATGTTCCGTTGGATAAGATAGATGTAATGTTTCTGATTCTAAAGAGAAAGATAGCAAAGAATCCTGACTTTCCAATAACGAGACTACAAAAGTTTGAACCAGCGAATGGGATTCCAAGTATCAATAAGACAATGAAAAAGTTTGAAGATTTTAGAACTGGTGTATTTGATGATAAAGGAAAATATTTATTAGAGAGAACTTACGCTGCCAAACCAGGTAAGGTTTGTAAGTTTTGTGAATTTTACGATACGGAGCATTGTAAATGGGGGAAAATACTTTAAAAGTAGGTATAGTAGGTAGTCGTAAATACGAAAACCGAAAAAAAATAAAAGAGTTTATTTTTAAGTTAAAAAAGGAAAAGGGTCTAGATACTGTAATAGTAAGTGGTGGATGTCCAAAAGGTGCCGATTTTTATGCTAAGAAATATGCTCTTGAGTTAGGTTTACAGTATGAGGAATATCCACCAGCACATCAGACACATAATTTATATTGCCCATTAAATGAAAAAAATTACGGAAAACCATTTAGTGTCAAAAACTTTTTTGCTCGTAATAAACAGATTGCCATCCATTCAGAATATGTCGTGGCATTTATCCCAAGAGGAGTTGAATCATCAGGTTCTGTTTCAACCATAAATTATGCTAAAAAATTTGGTAAAAAAACTTTGATAATAGATTGATGAAATTAATGTATCTCGGTCATGCTAGTTTATTAATATCTTTTAAAAACACAACGATTGTTACAGATCCATGGTTTACTAAAAAAGGTGCATATGCGTCGACTTGGTTTCAATTTCCTGATAACACAGAAATAGATTTTTCTTGGATTAAGGATTTAGATTTCGTTTGCATATCACACGAACATGAAGACCATTTTGATTTGGAATTTTTGAAAAAACTTAATTCTGATGTGAAAATTGTTACTGCTAAATTTAATAATAAAAGATTTCTAAATTTATTGACTAATAATCTAAATAATGACGTAATAGAGATTGATGACAGAAAACAAATAATGCTTGGGGACATAAAATTCACACCTATGATACAAGTTCCGATGGGCTCCGAAGACTCTGCGATGATTTTTAAATGTGGTGATGAAGTTATAATGAATTTTAATGATATGAAACCATCACAAAAAGACTTAAATTGGATTAAAGATAGATACAAAGTAAAATATTTATTTAAACAATTTTCAGGTGCTAGTTGGTATCCCATTGTGTATGATTTTGATGAGCAAACTAAGCAGCAATTATCGGATGAAAAAAGGTTATTTAAATATGAAACTATACATAACATAATAAACGAACTTGGGGTGAAATATTACATACCATTCGCAGGACCTCCTTGTTTTTTAGGAAAAGATAATTTCAAATATAATTTTGGAGACCACACAACTTTTCCAAATCAAGTTGATATCTATGAATACTTTTTAAAAAATTATAAAAAAGACGCACAAAAATTTATAGTCCTAACACCTGGTGATGAAGTAAGTTGTGATTGGAAAAAAAATCTGAATAAGGAATTTTATGTTGACAAAAAAAATTATCTAAAAAAATATCAAAAAAAACGACAAGACATCATAAAAACTGAGAATGATAAGATTAAAAAAGTAAACTATAGTTTATTACCAAAAGCAAAGAAATACTTTACTCGTTTAATGAGATTATCACCAAAAATATGTAATGCTATTGATGGGGGAGTTTTATTTAATTTGACTGGTGATTTTGAAGAAACCATTAGACTTGATTTTCGAAAAAGGATTGTTGAGTTAAATCAAAGTGATAATCATTTTTATAAATTTGACATTGAGGGTAAGTGGTTCAATCATGTTTTGAATCAAAACATCACTTGGGAGGAATTTTTCCTTACTCTTAATTTTAAAGCCTATAGAACACCTAATCTATACAATGAACACTTAATGTCATTTTTAAAATTAGCAGATGGTGATGCTTATAAAAAATATGAGGATTATCATTTTGATAATGTTGAGAGTGAAACTTTTGAACTTAATTACTTAGGAGAAAAGTATAGGTGTCAGAGATATTGTCCTCATGCGAAAGGTGATATGTCTAAAGGTAAAATTTTAAATGGTTTTTTAACTTGTCCAACACATAATTGGAAATTTAGTTTATCAGATGGTCAATGTGCTACTAATAAATCCAAACTTTTTATAGAAAAAATCGATGTTTAATATTTGGATATATATTTATATATAGTTATATATGAGGAATGGTTATGAAAAAAAATGATTTTACTAAATTAACATCAGTAAAGATAATCGATTCATTGTATGAAAAGTTTAAGTTCAAAACTGTTAATTCTTCAATGAATCTACAAAAATTAGTTAATCGGTCTGTTCATCAATATATTCACGATAATTTAGTCAGAGAACAAATTGAAAGTTATGATAAACTTTATATTAGTGGGAGTCAGTTTTAATGCGTGTAAATCTTAGGAATGAATTAATAAATGCTAGTAAGACACACTTTATAGCACATATTGAGAAACATAGAGTAAATGTAGAAAACATACTGAACAATTCTGTTGGTGTTGCCGAACATCCTGATATTATGGACAGTATTGAAAAAGAACTAGAAATTATTGCTGAATACGATGATAAACTATCTGTTTTAGAAAAATACTTTTCAGAGGATTATGAGGGTAAAAACACCAAGGAGATTCTCAATGGCTAATTTACCTAAATTAACAAAAATATCTAATAAACCTAGAAAACAAAAAAAGAAAATTTTGTTAATGTCTGATGACCTGAGGATGCATAGTGGAGTCGCTACTGTTTCAAAAGATATAGTGTTTGAAACTCTAAATGAATATGATTGGGTGCAAATAGGTGGTGCGATAAAACATCCTGAGGCAGGCAAAATTGTTGATATGACTAATGGTTTAAAAGATTTTGGTATAGATGATGGATACTTAAGGATTTATCCGGTCGATGGTTATGGAAACGAAGATATTCTTAGAGAGGTAATGAAAATAGAAAAACCAGACGCAATCCTACACTATACCGACCCAAGATTTTGGATTTGGTTTTATAACATGGAGTCCGAAATAAGAAGAGAAATTCCTATTTTTTATTATAATATTTGGGATGATTTACCAGATCCTAAATATAACATTAATTATTATAAGAGTTGTGATTTATTAATGGCCATATCAAAACAAACTTATGGAATTAATAGAAGATTATTACCAGACTATGAAGATTGGCAAATCACCTATGTCCCTCATGGAATTTCTCCAAGAAGATTTTTTAAAGTTCAAGATGATGATATGAGTTTGATGGATTTCGAAGCAAAACATAATATTGCTGACAAAAATTTTAAGATACTTTACAGTAACCGAAATATTCGTAGAAAACAACCAGGTGATGTTGTCTTAGCCTATAAATATTTTTTAGATGAATTAACGCCTGAACAGAGAGAACAGTGTGTTCTTATTTTTCATTGTCAACCAAGTGATGAAAATGGAACCGATTTACCTAGATTAGTTAGACACCTAATACCAGAATACGACGTTAGGTTTACTTACAATACAGATGGTAGACCTTTTAATGATACGGAAATGAATTTATTATTTAATTCAGCAGACGTATATATTAACCTTGCGAGTAATGAGGGGTTTGGATTAGGTAGTGCCGAGGCTCTTACTGTCGGAACCCCAATCATTGTTAATATTACTGGTGGATTACAAGACCAATGTGGTTTTTATAGAAAGAAAATGGCACCAGACGGTAGTGGTTATAGTAAAGAATTATTAACACCTGATGATTATGTAGAGTTAGGTTCTAATCATACTAAAAAAATTGAAGACCATGGTGAGTGGGTAAAACCTGTTTGGCCTACTAATAGGTCACTACAAGGTTCGCCACCAACCCCTTACATTTGGGATGATAGATGTCAGCCAGAAGACGCTGCTATCCAACTTAGAGAGTTTTTTGAACTCACAAGAGAAGAGAGAAAAGATTTAGGTAATAAGGGTTCAGAATACTGTTTAAATAATCAAATGACATCTAAAGTCATGGGTGAAAATTTTATTAAATCTATGAATAGTGCTTTTGAAAGTTGGAAACCTAGACCTAAATATTACATGGAGGCAGTATGAAAAAATTAGTTGTTATGATTGCACCTTTTAATACCCGAAGTGGATACGGTGACCATGCCCGTTCTTTATTTTATTCTATAATGGATAGAGATGACTTGGATATTAAGTGTATTGATGTTAAGTGGGGAAATACACCAAGAAATCATTTGCGACCAGAGGTTCCTAGACATAAAAAGTTATTGAATACTTTTGTCAATCCAAATGATATTAAACAACAACCGGATATACTTTTCGATATCCGTATACCAAATGAGTTTTCCAATGGGGCAAAAATTAGTATTGGTGTTACCGCTGGCGTAGAGACCAATGTAGTCTCACCAGAGTTTTTAAGTGGAATGAATAAAATGGATTTCAACATTGTTCCTTCCAAGTTTACAGCCGATACTTTTTTAAAATGTTCCTATGATAAAATGGAGGATCTGCCCGATGGTCAAAAAAGAAAAGTTGGTCTTGTTAAAAATGAGAAACCTATAAAAGTTTTATTCGAGGGAGTTGATACTGATATTTACCGACCACTACAAAAACATGAGTTACAAAAAAAATTGTTCCAAGAATTAAATGATTTGATAAAAGAAGAGTTTGCGTATTTACATGTCGGACAATGGGGTAAGGGACGTTTTGGTGAGGATAGAAAAAACATAGGCGTTTTAATAAAGTCTTTCTGTAAAGCTTTTGCTAATATACAAAACCCACCAGCACTTATTTTAAAAACAAATGGTGCTAATTTTAGTATCCTAGATAGAGACTTTACAAAAAAACAGATTCAATACGTTAAGGATATGTTTAAAGGTGTTAAAATCCCAAACATATACCTAATTCATGGTGACTTTACAATTGAGGAGATGTCGACATTGTATAATCACCCTAAAGTATCCGCATTCATCACATGCACCCACGGAGAGGGATTCGGTAGACCTATGTTAGAAGCTAGTTGTTGCGACCTGCCTGTAATTGCCACCAAATGGAGTGGACATCTAGATTTTTTGACAGATTCAGAATCGATGTTAATTGACGGTTTTTTAAAAGACGTGCCAGAGGGTGCTTTGTGGCCTCCAATCATAGTCAAACCTTCAAAATGGTTTGATGTAAACGAGGCAGACGTGGTTAGAAAAATTAGAACTTTTCATAAAAAGAAAAAGTTAATAATTAAAAAAGCAACTAGGTTAGGAAAAAGAAACAGAAGAGAATTTTCACTACCAGCTATGGCAAAAAAATTCAATGATATTATTGATGAAGTCCTTAAAGGTATACCTAAATCAGTAGATTTAAAATTACCGAAACTAAAAAAAGTTGGGGATGAAAATACAATGAATACTAAATTAAAGTTACCAAAACTAAAAAGAGTATCACAGTGAATGACTTCATCTTGAAAGTTCATTGTCCTAATGACGGTTCTGAGTGTTCAGTAGTTGGTGGTGAAATAATGGAGTCTATGGTGTTATTAGGTGATGCTGAACAAAACATGCAATGTTTGACCTGCGGATTTGGCTCTAATAGTAATATGAAAAAACATATTAAGAAGAAACCATTTCCTGATGAATTTAAAGATATATGTAAAGAGGTTGGAGACAGGTTTTGGGCACCCTCAGTTTTCACCACGGAAAACTACCAAGTTATTCCGAAAGTTATGGATAAAAAACTCAATTGGAAAATAATTCCAAACGATGACCCTACCACAGAGGTCGTTGTCCCTACTTTTGCTGATGCGTTCAAGATGGTTGAAAAAATGGAGCACATACTTGGCGAGAAGATACAACAATAAAAGAATTATAAAATCTATCCAAACAATAGCTGCTGGTAGACTGTTACCTGGTATGATAATTACCTTCAATTATTCTGAAAAAGGCGTGGTTGACCCAAGACCTGTTTTTTTATTTCTTTCCGAAAACACAAAAACTAAAAATATTGAAGGATTAAATTTAAACTATTTAAATCCTACCAAATTGAAAAAATTATTTTCTGTTGCTGATTTTAAGAAAACAGAATTAGACGAGGTTGAAAATTTAATTAATTTAAAAGATCCTTATTTTAGATTACAGATAGCAAATCCAAAAAAAAGAAGTGCTATGACCACTAAACGTTTTTATGGGGATATTGTCAAAGCGGATAGATATTTTGTAGAAGCATATAGGTCTTATAAATTATCAAAACTAACATCATTAAAAGTTACACAACTAAATTTAGAGTTTATTTCGTGAGAATAAGTTATTCAATGCTTGTCCATAATGAGACGGATAGTTTGAAAAAACTTTTAGATTTTTTAATTAAATTTAAACAACCTCAAGATGAAATAGTTATACTTGATGATTACTCGGATGATGAAAAAACAAAACAGATATTAGATTACTACGTTTCCGCAAACGACATAGTATTTGAACAAAGGAATCTCCTTGGTGATTTTGCCACCCAAAAAAATTATCTTAAATCAATGTGTAGTGGTGATTATAGTTTTAATTTAGATGCTGATGAAATTGTAACTCATTGGTTTATGAAAGATATTCATGAAATACTTGACGGAAATGACGTTGATTTGATTTTTATACCTAGGATAAACACTGTTGAGGGGTTGACAAAGGAGCACATTCTACAATGGGGTTGGGTTGTAAATGAAAAAGGTTGGGTAAATTATCCTGATTGGCAAGGTAGAATTTTCAAAAATAGACCAAATATAAGATGGGAAAAACCTGTTCATGAACAAATAATTGGTTTTCAAACATATGCTCATTTACCAATGGAACAAAAGTATTCTATCGTTCATCCAAAAGACATCGATAGGCAAATTAAACAAAATAATAAATATAAGGAAATAATGTGGTAAAATATAAAAACAAAAACGGTATAGAATTATCCTATGAGGGTCATCATAATGACTCTCACACTCAGTTGTTAAAAGAAGTATTGAGAGAGGCTATTAGATTAGGTGATGAAAATATATCACAACATCCCATTGACGGATGGGCTAAAGTTAAAGAATTTTTGAAAGTAAATTTTTCTATCGATGATTAAAGTTAAAATATTAAATCAAAATAAAGGACGAAATGAACCCACCTTTAGACCTTTTACCTTTATAAAGAATCAATTAAGGGATTATAGTATTGAGTTTACTGAGTCAAATGACTTCGATTTTTTATTTGTTGGTATGGCAGATTTTATAGATAAAAAATTACCTTTAGACCAGAGTATAAACTACGGATTAGAAAATCTATCTAAAATAACAGGTGATTATTTTTTATTTGAGGGCTCCGATTCGACTTCTTTAATGGGTGGTTATGAAGTTTTCGAACAAAGCAAAGCAATTTATCTATTCAAAAATCAAATGTTTTCTTCGGCTGCTGATTATAAAACACCTTTTGCTCATAATAAATGGTTTTGGGGTAGTGGTAGTGACTTAGATTTAGGCTATGATATATCAAATAATATGTGGAATAGAATAAAATTTACAGGTTGGAATGTTGGTCAATTAGTGCCTCAGTATAGAAATTTTCAACCAATAAATACTAATAAATCGATAGATATATGTGCTATATTTCGTGGTAATCATGATTATAATGAAGACCATAAAAGTAGGAATGATCATTTTTACACAAAACATCGTGCCGGGCTTTGGAAAAAATTAGAACCACTTAAAACTAAATACAATATGATTTACGATAAATTACCTTATGAGGAGTATATTACAAATCTGTGGAACTCTAAGATTTCATTTTCACCGTTTGGTATGGGCGAGATTTGTTTCAGAGATTTTGAGTGTATGCAGTTTGGAACTATTTTTGTCAAACCAAATCAAGATATTGTCAAAACAATTCCTAATATTTACATTGCCGATGAAACCTATATTGATGTGAATTACGATTGGTCAAACCTTGAAGAAAAAATTGATTATATTCTGTCTAATTTTGAGGTTTTAAATGAAAAGATAAATAATAACTTACGTGTCTTATTTGAAGAAAAATATAGTTATGATAATTTATGTTTACATTGGTATAATATTTTTAAGGAAATGAAAGAGGTTAAAACAGGATGAAAATATTGATTACTGGTGGGGCAGGTTTTATTGGTTCACATTTAGTCAAAAGATTTGAATTAGAAAACGAAGTTCATATCCTAGATAATTTAGGACCCACTTCGTGTAAAAAAAGATTATCTCACCATAAAAATCTTTTTGTTTACGATATTAGTGATTATAAGACTTATCAAGATATAGCAAAAGATTACGACTTAGTGATTAATTCAGCAGCAGAAACACATGTGGATGAGTCTTTTATACGACCGATGGATTTTATAAAAACTAATGTCGAGGGTTTACATTTATTAGCAAAATATTGTGCTGACAATCAAATACCTTTGATTCACTTAAGCACTGATGAAGTTATCGGAACTGGTAAACCATTATTTGAAAACTCTATGCACCTTCCAACTAATCCTTATTCAGCTACCAAATCATCAGGTGAATCAATTTTACATGCATATGGTTATTGTTATAATCTAAATTGGAAAGTTGTTAGACTCAATAATACTTATGGGACTATGCAATTTCCTGATAAATTGATACCTTACTTTATAAAGAGTATTGATTTAGGTAAAAAGTTACCGATACACGGTTCTGGTAAACAAGTTCGCTTCTTTTTACATGTTGAAGATTTTGTTAACGCTGTTGATATCGTGAATAGGGTGGGTGATAATAAAAATATTTACAATGTCTCTACAGATGAAAGTTATGACGTATTACATGTTACACAAATGTTATGTGAGGTAATGGGTGTTGAAATAGAAAAATTTATAAAATATGTTCCTGACCGTTTATTTCAAGACCCTATATATTTGTCTAATAGTGATAAACTTAGAGCAATAGGATGGGAACCTAAATTTAGTTTAAAAGAAACATTACCTAATATTGTGACTTGGTATAGAGATAATCAGGATTTTTTTAATGAATAGTGCTATATTTTTATCTGTGAGAACTGGCTCATCTAGATTACCCAATAAATCTGTTTTAAAAATTCATAATAAATATACGATTGAATATGTAATTGATAATTTAAAAAAATCAGAAAAAACCGATAAAATTATACTTTGCACAACGAGGAAGTCTGAAGATGATATATTATGTAAAATTGCTGAAAATAATAATATAAAGGTTTTCAGAGGTAGTGAAAGAAACAAAATTAGAAGGTGGTATTTCGCAGCT